TGGCGCCGCTCACGTAGTTTCTTTTATTTCAAAATGGAAAGGTGCTACATCTTCTGAATTGACAATCGAATTTAGTTCATCAACAGATGTTGGGATTTCATACACGCAAACGGCATCAACAAACGGTTCAGGCGTTGTAGATATTTCGGCTTCTTTAGCTTCTTTTGGGGATGATTGGAATACAATTGTATTGAATCCTTACGGAAGCGTTGTTTTTGATGTTTTAGAAGAATTTAATGGTGTGGCCAACGGCATCAACTCAACTGGTAGATATTCAGGATTGGTAAAAAAACCGTTCGTAGCATTCTTTGGAGAAAACGCCACAAGCAAAACGGCTCTTTTGGCTATTACAAACCATGCGGATAGAGTTAGTCAAATGACTAATGCGTTATGTCCTGCTCCTGCTTCAAAAAATTTCAAATGGGAAATAGCCGCAAGTTACGCTTATAGAATGGCTGTAACGGCACAAAACACCCCTCATTTAGATGTAGCCTACATGACTTTGCCTGATATTATTGCTCCGGCAAATGGTGGCATCGGAGATATGAATGACAACGACAATAGAGATTTGTTAGTAAAGGGCGGATGTTCTACGGCAGTTTTAAAGAACGGAGAGTACGTGATTCAAGATTTTGTTACTACATACCATCCCGAGGGAGAAGTTACTCCACATTTCAACTATGTGCGTAATTTGATGGTACAATGGAATCTTTCACACCGTTATCAGGAGAAAGAAGAAATTAACCTAAAAGGAAAGACTATCATAGCAGACGATCAAACGGTTTCTGTATCGGGAACGATACAAGCTTCGGATTGGAAAGCGATAGTTTACGCTTATCACGATGAGGTAGCTGATTTAGGGTTGCTTTTAGACCCTGATTTTTCTAAGGAAAACACTCAAATAGCGGTAGGAACTGTTAATCCTAATCGTTTTGACACCAAGTTTCCTGTAAAAATTACAGGAACAGTAAGGATTAGTTCAACCACAATGGTCTTGGGCTTTTAGTATTAATTTTTAAATAAAAAAGATATGAGCATTTTTTGCGGAGATATGTTAAGTGCAACGTGTACGCACTTAGGTACTACTTACAAGTTCAAGCCGAAAGCCAATGAATCTTTTAACGTAGATACTGGCGGTATTAGGAATAATGACGATGCCAACCAAATTACTACAGACAGAACTCTTATAGTCCAAAAAAACACTTTTAGAGGTATGATTGAGGGGCCGATTGCCGTTGAGCAAGACACCGAAAAGGTTTTGAATATGCTGACCAAATCTTCATCGCCACAAATTTGGACTTTTGTTTCTATTTCAGGCCGAACTTATACAACCAATGACGGTGTTATTGTGGGCGATATTCAATCAGATTCAAACGTAGGAACAATGACTTTAAAAGTCGCTTGTGCCGAATACAGACAATTAACATAAAAATAAAATGAAAAAAGAAAACTTAATTAGTGAAGAGGTTGCAGTACAAGAATTAACGGCATTCGTAAAAGAATGGGTTGAGGATTACGAGGAACTTGTTGAAGAAAAAAACATCACGCATATTAAAAAGTTCATGCCAAAAGCATATAAAGCTTTGCTGGGTGGGGATTTAGTTTTAGAAGACAACAAACCTGTTTATACTTTGAATGTGCCGGCAACCGATGTTAAAGGCGAGGTTTTTTTAAGGGTAATTACCTTTAAAACTAGAATCCCACCAATGGATCAAGCGGCAATTTTGAAAGGTATTGATATTAAAACTGACCAATACTCTGCGATGTTGCAAAACATAGCTTTTATTACAGGGCAGTCTGTACCTGTTCTTAATAAACTTGAAAAAAGGGATTACGATACTATCGTTGAGATTGCATCGCTTTTTATGTAAGGTGGTTTAATGGCGATATAAACGATGTTATAAAAAGTATTGTTGATTATTACCATTGGCCACCTGAAACGATTAGTAAAATGTTTTGTGATGATTTTGATTTTAACGGATTAATGTATTGGTATAAAGAGTTAGTTCGTATAGATAAAATGAATAAGCAAAAAAAATGAAAAAGACCTCCTTAATAGTTTTATGCTTTAAGGAGGTTTTTATTTTTAACCTAAAATAAATAAAATTTTATGGCTTTAAGTGCAATGAGAGTGCCAACGGTGTTTACTGCCGTGGATAGATTTTCTAGCGTTGTTGATAGAATGACTGGCACCGTTTCTGCTTTTGGACAAACAGCGCAAGCAGCCGCAATGCGAACAAGCAGAAAAATGAATAATATGGGTACAGGTATGCTGTACACAGGCGCAGCAATGGCGGTTGGCTTAGGGTATGGGATTAGTGAAGCTGTGAAATACGAGAAAGCTATTACTAATCTAGCAGCTGTTACAGGTACACAGGTTGGCTCTATGAATAAATATATTGAAGATTTACATAAAGAAACAAAACGATCTGTTATTGATATAGCTAAATCTTTTGAAATTGTAGGTTCTAAAATGTCGCAATACTTAGATAATCCTGTTGCTTTGCAAAAAATAACAAAAGCAAGTATATTAATGGCCGATGCGGCAAGTATGGAATTAGAGCCAGCCATAAATTCCTTAACTCAAATGATGAATATTTACCGAATGAGCGCAGAGAACGCTTATAGAGTGGTAAATAAATTATCTGCTGGAGAAACAGTTGGTAGTATCTCAATCGCTCAAACAGCGGACATATTACCTCAATTTGGTGCGCAAGCCGTTAGAGCTAATGTAAATATAGAAGAATCAATCGCATTGATACAAACATTGGTTAAATCGCTACCTGTTGCTGGTGTTGGGCGAGGTTTGAGAAATATTTTGTTTGATATTTCTTCAACGGAAACTTGGGATAAAAACAAATGGAGAGCGGTAAAAGATGCAGGGGTTGATTTTAAATTCGTTACCAATAATGCCAATGATTTGACTGCTAGGTTAAGAGAGTTGAAAAAATTATCGGGAACAAAAGGGGCGACCGAGCTTTTCTTTAAAAGGATAAATTCTATAGCTGCTAATACATTGTTTCAGAACTTCGACAAAGAGGGATTTACCGAATTTTTAGGAAAAACAAAAGGATTAAACGATGCACAAGAAAAAGCTAATAAAAACAACGCAACTTTGTCAAAGAGGTGGATGGATTTAAAGGCCACCGTTCAGTTGTTAGCTATAAAGATTGGCACCCAATTGCTACCTAAATTAAGTGAATTAGTTGATGTGATTTCGCCAGTTATACAAAAGACTACACTATGGGCAGAAAAAAATGGTAAATTAATCAAGGCTGTGTTTTATTTAACAATGGGAGTTTTGGCCATGGGCGTGGCTTTAAAAGTAGCCGCATTTTACACACTAGGATACGCTAGGGCTTTGGCTATTGTTGAGTTCGCAACTAAGGCTTATACTGGGGCTGTTTGGTTGTTGTCTTTAGGTTTTGAGGGTGTTGCTACGGCGGCTATCATGGCAGCTTTTAACATTGCAATGGTTTTGGGTCCTTTGGCTTTATTTGGATTGGCTATTTGGGTAATAATTGACATGGTTCAACATTGGGAGGATTGGAAAGAAGTGATAGGGCTATGTATTGGCCCATTAGGTTGGGTTGCTCTTTTGCTGGATAAAATAAGTAAGCACTCTGATAATATTAATAATAAATTTGCTTTTGAGGGATGGGGTAGCGGCATTGAATCTATCGGAACAATGCTAGAAGATATGATATTGTCTCCTTTAATTGCTATATTTAACATTATGGGTAGATTACCTTTGATGGGGTCTCCTTTTAAAGAAATGGCTGCTGATTTGCAATCCGTAAAGACAAAGCTAGGTTCTGAAACCACGTTAGGTAATACAGGACTGCAGGGGGCTGCTAATTTTTCTACTTTTGGAGGTCTTGTTCCTGCTATTTCAGGCGGAAACGTTGAGAATACAGCAGGTAAAAACCAAGGAATTACTAACGAATTATTAAAAATGTTTTCTAAACAAGAAATTGAGATAGTGTTGAGTGGCAATACTGAAAATGCAGCAGGCGTAAAAGTTAATGGCAAAAACTATTTTAACGGAATCCCTGCAAAAACTGAATCAACAACAGGACTTAAAAAATAAAAATGGAAACAAAAGATATAATGCTTTATCAAACTGGTAGCGGTGGCGATATGGCTATTTTGAATAACGATTTAGTTTTGGGCGATGTTCTATTCCAGCAGGTGCATTTGGCTTTGTTTGGGGGCAATTTAAAAGCCAATACTGAATCTAGCTACATAGGCACAGAGGAGCGTTTTGATTACTGGGGCAACTCTTTAATTTGGCGAGATTCAAGACCTGAACAATTCAATTCTAATACAGAAAGAACGCTTAGAAATGTAGTTTTGAATAGTTCGGGTAGGCTGGCTATTTTGCAAGCCGTAAACACCGATTTAGAAGCTATAAAAGGCTTCGCTAACTTTACGGCTTCGGTATCATTACTAGGCATTAATTCAGTCAAAATAACCATCGAATTAAGCGGTAAAACAAATACGGAATCTAAAACTTTAGAGGTTATCTTTGATAATTCTAAAAACGAATTAATTTTACAACAAAAAATATGAAAAAAATCCCAACTACAAATGAGTTATATGATTCTATTTCTAGCGATTTAAGAAGCAAATTAAACATCATTGGAAATAGTTTAAGAAATGTTTTGAATGCCTTTGCTTTGGTTTTGGCAGGGCAAATAAAATTAATTTATTTATTTCTTGGCGATATTCAGGATAACTGTTTTCCTGATAGAGCCACGACAGAAAAGAATGGCGGCACACTAGAACGTTTTGGCGGAATGTACCTAAATAGAGGAATGTTCCCTGATTCAACTGGAGTGTTTAATATCTCGGTTACAGGCGTGATAGGTTCTACTTTAAGAAGCAATTTAACGTTTCAATCAAATGCGGATGCTTTGAATGCTGGCCAAGTTTATATTTTAAATGCAGCTCATGTTATGGTTTCGACAACTGATATTATCGAAGTACGTTCAACCGGTGCCGGAGTTGATTATAATTTGAATATTGGCGACAATTTAACCATAACAGAACCGGTTATAGGCGTGAATAAAACGGTTACGGTTACAAGTGTTACAGCCCAACCAACGGCAGCCGAAACCGAAGCTAATTATAGAAAGGCAATTTTGAACGCTATTCAGCTAGAACCGCAAGGGGGGTCTGCTGGCGATTATATTGTTTGGGCTAGTGATGCACAAGGGGTGCGTTCGGTTTATCCTTATGTTAGGAATGGAAATGCAAGCTTTGTAGATATTTATGTAGAAGCCACAAAAGTTGATAGTACGGATAATCTAGGCACGCCAACACAAACCATTTTAGACTTAGTTTTGGCTGTAGTAAGTCAAGACCCCGATGTATCTAAACCTACTTATGAGCGTTCAAGAAAACCTATGCAAGCTAAAATCTTCACAATTCCTATAACGCTAGTGCCTGTAGATATTACAATATCGGGATTAAGCGATCAATCACAAACGGTAAAGGATGCAATATTTTCTAGTGTTGATACTTTTCTGTATGGCGTTAGGCCTTACATGGATGGTGTAGATTTGCTTAGAAACAAGAATGATGTTTTGTATTCAGGGAATATTCAGGGAGTTGTAACAGATACTTTAACAAACGGTAATTTCTTCAACACCTTGGCCTTGTTTGTAAATGGAAACCAAATCACATCTTACGAATTTGAGCTAGGAAACATTCCTTTTTTAAACACTATAACCTACAACTAAAATGTATCAAGTAACTGAAAATAGTACGGTATTTGGCTTTAAAACGCCATTTGGTAGAAATACGCCTTTTAGATGGCCAACCAAAATAAGAGCAAGTTTAACCTCTATAATGTCGGGGTTGGCCGTGAGTTTGTACCCCACAGGTTTAGCTTTTACGTTTCCTAAATTTGGCGTTGGCGATAAGCTTCACGAAGCTATAAATGTTAGTTTTATTAGGATTATAAATGATTGCCGTTCTACATTGGATTCATTAATCCCCGACAACGAAAATTTCAATAGTGATGATTGCTCGTTATGGGAGTATAGGCTTGGATTAAGAAGCAATATATATGCTCCTTTAGAAGACAGAAAGAAAGCTATTTACAGAAAAATGAGTCGTGGCCGAAACGTTAAGGCTCGGCAAAGTAAAGAGTATTTAGAATATCAGCTACAAACGGCTGGGTTCAATGTTTTTGTGCATGAAAACGGTTTTTTAGAAGGTGGGGTTTGGGTTTATAAAACACCTTCGGATATTACAGGTAGCGCGCTAAATTTAACCCAACACGCCAATAGTGTGCAGCACGGATTAGGATTACAGCATGGGGCTGTTTCTTCGCAAGTAATAGCCAATTCATCAAAACCAAATGAATCTTTTTCGGTTGGGTTCGGGAACCAATGGGCTACTTTTTTTATTGGTGGCCAAGTCTTGGGTACCACGGCAACGATTCCAGCCAATAGAGAAATTGAGTTTAGAGAATTGGTCTTAAAACTAAAGCCTTGCCATTTGGTAGCTTATACTTTTATTAATTTTGCTTAAAATATAAAAAAAATGAGAAATTTATTTAATATGCCAAACGTGGATAAGTCAAATTTGGCTGATTATCCTGATGGTAGGGTTAAGGACAATGACGGAACAGATAACGGCACGCCTGTTTCTGAACAAACTAAAGGCGATATACACCAGCTTGTTCAGAAATTGATGCGACTGTATGATATTACGCCAAATGATTTGCCCGATAATACAACTAACGGCTATCAATTAGTTGAAGCTTTTAAGGCCTTGGCTTCTAAAAACGACTACATCTACCCATTAAACACCAACGGTACTGAATTGGTTGTAGATATAAAATTTGCTCAAATGCTTGAAAACGAATACATACTTTGTTTGGCAGGTGTAAATAAAGGAGTTGAAACGAGTATAAAAGGTTCGCAACCTGCCACGTTCCCAATAACTTATTCAGGCGATTTTAAAGCAAATGAGTATGTTAGAGTGATTAAAACTACTTTAGGGGTATCAATCATTAGGGTTGCGGATTTTAACAGCTTAAATGCAATGGTTTCTGAACTTGGGTATTTGAAGAAAGCAACAACGCCTGAAACTATTGCGGGAGCGATAGACGATAAAGCCGTAACACCTCTTTCTTTTTTAGGTGCATTTACCAATTTAGTAATCGGAGCAAGCTCGGTTAATTTTTTGGCTAGTACTTTGAGAAACGGACTTTATCCAAAAGCTCATTTTGATATTGTTGCGGGTATTGGGGCAACGCCTTTGAAAATGTTTGGTACTTTTACTGGTTCTAATTTTGACGACGACCTAATAAATGGAACTTATGCAACTTCTGGCGATATTTCCAGCGCACACAAATCAGGTAATACTGACGAAGGGGGTATTGTGAGAGTTGTTTTCGGCCAAAACTTGCCAGCACAATATATGGTTACTCTTAGTGTAAGAAGCCATGCTGGAACAGAAAACGCTAACGATATAAGGCCATTGATTTGGTACCCTGTAACGGCAAACGCTATTGAGATTTATATTGAAAACGATGGAGCTTACGCTGATAGGATAATAGAAATTTATGTAAAAATAGAAGAAGAAATATAATGAGAACAGTAGATGAATCAGGCGCACCGTTTAACCAAGACCCGCAATTGCCATTTGGGGGGATTAAGAACGAAACGGATACAGAGGATGGAACGCCAGTAGTAGAAGAAATATTAGGCGACACATTGACCAATATATACAAGTTGTTGCAAACGGTAGGTATCACGCCAAACCAGTTTCAAGATAATGATTTCACAGGTTATCAAATTCTTGATGCTTTGAAATTATTGCCAAATAGCTTGACGGATATTCAGCAAGTTTTGAGTTTAAGTGCAACAACATGGAGTGTTAATTTTGATGTGGATAATTTCCCAAATAAAACGCATTTTGTTGCAATAGCCACAGAAAATCATGTTGCAGGAACTACTTATAATTTTGTTGGTAGTGGTACGGTAAGTTATGGATTTGAAAGCGCAGGTTTTAAAGCTTCGGATTTGGTTTTAGTAGTGCTAGACCAAGCAAAAGTAAAAGCTTATTCTTTGACCTCTGTAGGCTCAAATGCGAGCGAGGTTTGTACCGTTATGGGAACGCCATTAGCCTACAACGATTCAAATGTAATGATGTACCATGATAACGGTAAATTAATGAATGATTCGCCAATGGTTTACGGATTAGAAAACATTATCCGTACAAATGTGAGTGAAGGAACGGTTGAGGTTTTAGAAATGTTTGTGATAAATGGCCATGTACTTTGTTTTTGCAACACACCATCTTTGAATACATATTTTTTTAGACAATTTAGCTTAAACGATTTAACGGTATCATATCCTGTTACTATTTCGGGGGCTACAATGGGCAGTACAGATGATTTTTTACCATACGTTTATTGTGGTGCAACCGATGGGGGTACAGTTTACGTAACAAACAATATGAATACGGTTTCTAGTGATTTTATTGTTTCAAGATTGATTTATGACCCTGTATTGGCCACTCTTACTTTTGTGGGTAATGGGTTCTTAGATAATTCGTTTAGTAAAACAACAAATGCAGTAATAAGTTCTAATGCTTTGCTAACGTTGATTTCAGGCGAGCTGAACCGATTTAATGTATTGAGTGGTACTAAAGTATTTGTGAATACATTTTCGGGCGTTGTAGGGCATATTTTTAGCTTCAACAATTCTATTTATTTTAGCTCGGGAGAAGTTGCTAAGAAGTGGTTTTAATTTTTGGGTAATTTAAAATAAAAAACCGCTAGTTTAATGCTAGCGGTTTTTTTTTGTTTTTAAATATTTTTTATTTCATGGCTTTTTTTGAAGCTTCTAGTAATTGTTTAGCCTTTTCGGTATCAATTATAGCCAATCTGTTTACAGGAGTTTTAAAATGTAAAGGAACAGTAGCGCAAATAAATTTCATATTTGTTTCAATACATATATCTTCGGGAGTAAATCCAAATACAGCATCCCCATTTGTTCCATAACTTCCATCTTCTGATGGGCTTGGTAATACAAATCTATCGATTTCATGTTCAGAAGCATTAACAATTTGTTCAGGGTTGCTTAATTGAGAATTTACCAAACTTACTTTGTTTACTTGGTAATAACCTATAGGCTCTGAAATACCCTCAATGAAAACATACATAAAAAAAGTTACGGTTCTATCGTTTTGGAGCTTCTTTAGTTTGATAATGTTTTCTCTTTCTGCACTCCAAGTGATGTCAGGGAGTGGTTGATTAGCATTTAATCTCTGCTGGTTGTTTTCTGTGTGTGCCTGTTCGTCTTTGGCCGATGTGTTTCTAGGTCTACGTGATTCTTCACAAGAAATTAATAA